GTTATGCAAGGAGGAACAAGAAGTGGCAAGACATACAATATCTTGACATGGTTTATCGTAAAACTGTTACAAGAAAGGGGAAAGACGTTGACTATCTGCCGTTCCTCGCTGCCGTCTATCAAGGGTTCTGTAATGAGAGACTTCATAGAGATACTTTCGAAATATGGGCTTTACTCAGAAGACAAACACAACAAATCAGAAAATTTATACTTTCTAAGCGGAAACACCGTAGAGTTCGTATCTACTGACCAACCGCAAAAGATTAGAGGTCGAAAGCGTAATTACTTGTTTATTAACGAGGCCAACGAGGTAAACTACGAATCTTGGATGCAGTTAGCCCTTCGTACAACCGAAAAGATAGTTATTGACTATAACCCCTCAGATTACTACTCCTGGATTTACGATAAGGTGATTCCTCGTGAGGATGCCGACTTTACCATCACTACCTACAAAGACAACCCCTTTTTGGAAAAGTCTATTGTCGAGGAGATTGAAAGGTTAAAAGAAGCTGACCACGAATACTGGAGAGTCTACGGTTTGGGTGAACGTGCTATAAGTGAAGCCACCATCTACAGCCATTGGAGACGTAGACGAAACTTCCCTGAAGGTGGGGAGATATTCTACGGATTGGACTTCGGTTATAACAACCAGACCGCTTTGGTTAGATGTAAAATGCATGATGGCGATATTTATGTGGAGCAAATGATTTACGAAACAAAGTTATCTACTGCCCTCCTAATAGAAAAATTAAAATCTTTTGGCTTGTCTCGTAGAGATGAGATATTCGCAGATGCCGCAGAACCTAAGACCATTGCTGAGGTAAACAAATCAGGATTTAATCTTAAACCAGCCGTTAAGGATGTGTTTGCTGGAATCAACAAGGTTAAGTCTTTCCCACTTTTTATCAAATCAGAATCTTTGGATTTGTTAGATGAGATTAAGAACTACAAATGGAAGACAGACCACGATGGCAACATCATGGATGAACCTGTGAAGTTTAGAGACCACTTAATGGATGCAATGCGATATGCTATATACACAAAATTTGCGAAACCGAAGCGTGGTTGGATTGTTTAGGACAAAAAATTGTTACTTTTGTAAAAATATCTTATAGTGAAATTAAAGGACATTATAAATGGGATTAACCCTTTCCAAGTGAAAGCTACTCCCAAGATGAACTCTACTAATAACCCATTACCAAACTTTGGGGGTATCATTGGTGGTAGAGCCATCTACCCTAGTCTTGGGTATAAAAAATATGTAGACGATTATACTGCTAACTCTGAAGTATACGCTGTAGTAAAAAGAATTGCTAAAACAGTGTCTACTGTTCCATTTTACGTTTACAAGGTTAAGAACAGAAAAGACCTACAGAGATATAAGTCAATGGTAGAAAACGCAGGTAGCACTGCAGACATTGCTAAAGCAGAGATAGTAAGAATCAAAGCGGTTGATGAGATTGCTGATTCTCCTTTAAATAAATTATTAGAACAACCAAACGAATACCAATCTTTTTCTGAACTATTAGAAAACGTTATTGGCTATAAGTTGATTACAGGAAACTCCTACCTATGGGCGAACAGAGTAGGTAACAACAGAGTTTCTGAATTAGTTTGTCTCCCATCCCAATACATCGCAATTATCAGCGATGGTACATTATATGGGGTTGAAGGCTACAGATTCACTTTAGTTGGATGGGATAAGATTGCAAAAGAAGATGTGATTCATCTAAAGTACTTCAACCCTTATTTTAACACTAATGCTCAACAGCTTTATGGCTTAAGTCCTTTACAAGCTGCCTACAGAACTATACAGCGTTCTAACGATGCTAAAGACACCTCTGTAGCAATGTTACAGAATCAGGGTCCTCGTGGTATCTTGTATGCAGACGAAGGAAGTGACTTCGGACCAGAACAAGCTGGTAAGATGAAAGAAGATTTCTACCAACAATACGGAACAAAGTTGGGTGGTATCAGCAACAATGCTGGAAACATTATTGTCGCTGGTGCTAAACTTGGTTGGGTTGACATGGGTCTTAGCCCAGTTGACTTGAATATCTTGGAGTCTGAGAAAATCACACTTCGTGAGTTATGTAACGTTTATGGAGTTAACTCTGCGTTATTTAACGACCCAGACAACAAGACTTACAACAACATGAAGGAAGCTAAAAAGGAAATGTTAACGCAAGTTATTCTTCCTGAGTTAGTAATGCTTCGTGACGCTTTAAATAGATTCTTTGCAAACGAAATGGGAAGAGATTACTATATCGATTTTGATATTACCGTATTCCCAGAGTTACAAGAGGACATGAAAGAATTGTCTTCTATCCTTTCTCAGTCTTGGTGGATTACACCTAACGAAAAGAGACAAGCTATGCGTTACGACCCAGTAAACGACCAAACAATGGATGAGATTTACATTCCTGCTGGTTATTTACCTATAGCGGAAGTAACGATGCTTCAAGACCCTAGAAATGCTCAACAACAAGGAGATTATAATATTCCACCAGTAAAATAAAAATCATGGCAACATTTGTAGAATTTATATCACAGTTACATACCGCTAAACAACAAGCAATCGTATGGCATCACCAAACAGATGACTACGCTTGTCATAAGGCGTTAGACAATTTCTATTCTGAGATTGTTGGTTTAGTAGATGGCTTAGTAGAATCTACTAGCGGTGTATACGGAAGACCTCAAGGTTATTCTGTGCAAACTTTAAAAGACTATGTAGACTGCGACATCATTATTTTGTATTTCCAAGATTTATACAGTTACATCCAAACTCAAAGAGCAGGTGTATACCAAGAGACTTGGATTCAAAATCAAATTGACGAAATTGCTGCTTTAGTAGCTGAAACTATTTACCTTTTAACTTTAGACTAATGGAATTTAAATCATTTGATGCTTTAGAAATTGCAATTAAGAATTTGCAAGTTAAGAAAACAGATATGGTTAATCACGCTGCTATAGGACAAGCAAACGATTTAATTGAATCTGGAAACGTAATTACTCCTACAGCTTGGAACCATCCAACTACAGACGAAGAGAATGCATATATCGATGCTAATGGTATTGAGGCATATGCTATGTGGAATTTAGGAATCAACTCTGAAGCTGACCCTAAATCTAAAGACCATTACCACTACATCTATACTTCTGACTTTAAGAATGTAGATAGAGCAGGTTTGATTGCTATTAGACAAAGAAGTGCTCAACAAGGATTAGATTCAATATTTGTAGAGGCTGGTAAAATGTTAGACGCAATTGATAATCCTTCAGCTGATTAATGCCAAAAATCCTTTATCCATCTCAGCAGTTTGCTTTGCAACAAAAGATTGCAAGGAAATCAATCACTGAATTTAGGCCAAAGATTAAGGCTGCACTTCAGAAAGATTTTGATAAAGCTGCACAGCTGGTAAAAGAATTAGGAACGACTCAAGTAGCCAACTATCAAAAGTCGTTTTTTGATGGTACGAATATTAATAATATTTTACGAACTTTGTATGAAGGTGTTGGCGGTAGAACCGCTATGGAATACCAGAAGATATTTGACAAGTATAAAAAAGAAGATTCCCTAGACTTCGACATTAGCTCCATCATAAAAGATTGGGCTTTGTTTATGCTCGGTTATTGGACAACTTATGGCGGACCTAAAATGTACGGCATAGAAAACACTACCGACATGGAGATTGCTAGAATATTATCAGAAGCCATTAGATATGGCCAAGAACATAACCTAAGCACCTCAGAAGTTGACGCAATGGCTATAAAGCTATTAAGAGAAGGAAAAATAAACAATGCAAGGAGTTTATTGATTGCAAGAACTGAATCTCATCAAGCACTTTCGACAGGAGCTATGGGAGCAGCACAAAAAGTTAATATACCTTTGCAAAAGCAATGGGTTCATGGAGATTATGTAAATCAACCTCGTAAGTGGCATTTGCAATTAGACAACCAAACGAATCCAGATACTGGCGGAGTTAGATTAGATGTGAATCAGCCATTCATGGTTAATACACCTAACTACGGAGTAATAGAAATGCAATATACGCATGACGCATCAGGCGGAGCAATAAACAACTGCAACTGTAGATGCTGCACAGTGTATATCTAAAAAATAAATATGAGTAACTTTTATAACACTAAATCGGTAAGTGGAACTCCAGTTGATATGGAGGATAGCAGTAGAACAATCACTGTCTATTATTCTGCTTTTGGTAACGTTGATAGCGATGGAGATGTAATTACTCCAGGTGCTTTCACAAAGACATTAAAAGAAAATGGTCCTCAAGGTAAAAACAGAGTATGGCACTTAATGAACCATTCTACTGACAAGCCTGTAGCAAAACCATTCTCTTTAGTAGAAGACGGTTACGGCCTTAAAGGTCAAGTAAAGCTTCCTAACACAACTTTAGGTAATGACCTATATGAGTTGTATAAGGATGGTCATATTACAGAGCATAGCATTGGATTCCAAACGACTAAGAGTCAATCTAAGTCTGGGTACAATGAAATCACAGAAATTAAATTGTTTGAAGGTTCCTCAGTTTTATGGGGAGCTAATCCTAATACGCCAACAGTAAATGTTAAATCTGAAATGAAGTCAGAAGTTATTGACAACATCGCTAAAACGATTAAGTCTTTAAGAGATGGTAAGTTCACAGATGCAACATTTGAGTTGTTAGAATTAAGATTAAAGCAATTACAACAATTCTTATCTGAGTTAGATAACGCAGAGACAATTCACGAAGAATCACAACCGCTTGAAAAAGCATTGGAAGATGTCGAGAATCCGTCTGTTAAGGCTGAGATGGAATTGGTAAACTATTTACAATCATTCAAAATTTTCAACTAATGAACTTAGAAGAAGTAAAAGGTGCTTTTGAAGGCGTTAAAGCTGAAGTTAAAGAAGCATTTGATTCTGCAAAAGCAGAAAGCAACAACGCAATCGAATCAGTAAAATCTGAGATTGCAGTATTAAAAGACGAATTGGATAAATTCCAAGCAAAAAGTAATTCAAAAATGAACAATCAAGAAGTAAAATCTTTCAACAGTGCATTAGCAGTTGAAATCGAAAAGAATGCTGATTCTATCGGCAAGTTTGCTCGTGGCGAACAAAAAAGTACAAGATTTGATTTAGACACTAAGTCTACAGTTATGACTGAGACTTCAAACTTAACTGGTTCTATTCCTCGTGAATATGCTCAGCAAGTTTACGCTTACCCATCAAGAAAGGTACACGTTAGAAGTTTATTACCAATCGGTAGCATCTCTCAAGGTTTATTCACTTTCCCTAAGGAAACTGCAGAAGCTGGAACAGTTGGTGTTCAAACTGAAGGTAGTGCAAAATCTTTCGTAGATATGAGCATTACAATGCAAGATGCTCCTGCTCGTTACATCGCAGGTTACTTGCAAATCTCTCGTCAAATGTTAGAAGACATCCCAGCTATGACTTCTTTCTTACAAGCTCGTTTGTTAGAAAGATATTTAATCGCTGAAGATGCTCAATTATTAAACGGAGATGGTACTGGTGTTAACTTAACAGGTTTGACTGTTGCTGCTTCTGCTGCTACAGGTTCTTCTACTGTTGACGTTGAGCAATTAGTAGACGCTGTTGCACAAGTTGCAAATGCTAATTACAATGCAACTGGTATCTTAGTTAACCCATTAGACTGGGCTTCTATCTTAAAAACTAAGACTGCATCTGGTCCTTACTCTGTACCTGGTTCTATCGTAATCGATAACAACGGTCAAATCAATATCGCTGGTATCCCAGTATTCCAATCTACTGCAATTGCTCAAGACAAGTTCTTAGTAGGTGACTGGAACATGGGTGCTCAAATCATGCAGCACACTGGTATTGGTGTTCAATTCTCTGAGTTCGATAGCGACAACTTCCAAAAGAACTTGGTAACTGTTCGTGTTGAGGCAAGAATTGCATTCCCAATCTACTACGGTGGTGCGTTTGTATACGGTGACTTCGGTAACGTAGCTTAATCCTAGATTAAGTATCAAATATAAGGGGTAGTCAAAAGCTACCCCTTTTTTAGTATTTTTGTAAAAATAATTAGGATGCAAATTATAAGAGACGTAGCTATTATCTCTGACTCTATAACAGAGGTAGTTACCTTAGCAGAGGCTAAAAATTATCTAAGAGTAGACTTCAATGATGACGATGTTTTGATACAAGGTATTATTGATTCTGCTATTAAGAGACTAGAGCAATATGGTTCATTTTCTATGACTGAAAGAACTTACCAAACTGTTGCTTATGTAGACAACATCATAGAATTGCCTTATACGCCTATTAACTATATCTCAAGAGTTGAATATTTCAATGGTAAAGAGTGGATTACATTGTCTCC